AGCTAAAGAAAAAGTAATTATTAAAAAATTACAAGAACAAGCCTTAAACAAATTACCTGGTCCATTAGGTAAAATAGTAGGAATGACTGTTAAACAAATTGCTGATAAATATACAGGTAAAAAAATGTTCCAACTATTTGGTGAACTTCAAAATAAGAAAAAAATATTTGGAAATAAATTTGAAGAAGTAAAAAAGAAATTAGCTAAAGCTAAAAAATTGAGAACTAGAAACATAGAAATGGGAGAAGTTTCTGATAGACTTTCAGAAAATTTACCAAAAGCTAGTTTAAGAAAATCTGGTGGTAAAGTTAAAAAAATGCAATCTGGTGGTAGAGTTGGTGCACCTAGAGGTACTGGAGCTGCTTTACGAGGTTTTGGAAAAGGCTATAAATAATGGTAAAAGGTGTTGGAAAAGTAATATTAAAAAAATTTAAAGGCACTGAAGATTCTAAAGGTAAACTAGGTTCTATGTTTTCATCAGACATGATGAAACTTGCTGAAGAAACTAAAACTATTATAAATAAACTTAAAAAAGGTTTTAAACTTACAGATAAACAAAAAAAAGATATGGAAAGAGGGATTGAACTTCATGAACAAAAAGCTAAACAAATTATTAAAGAAGTTGAAGCTCCTGGTTCTACAACAAAAGTAAGTAATCTTAATAAATTAAAAGAGATAGCTAAAGATGGTAGAAAAGCATATGAAAGTAAAAAATCTGGTGGTAAACTAAGAGGTATGGGTAAAGCACTACGTGGTGGTGGTAAAGTAATGAGAGGTTAAATAAATGGCAACTAATAATACGTCAGGCACTTA